CCTTTCCTGCGTGTCTGATACATTCATCATATAGATTAGAAGTAACCAATCCTTTTTTATATAGATATTCTTTTGCCCAGATTATTTTTCTATCTTTGTCAATGGCAACTTTTACAAGAGCTGAGGCATCTCTAGAAAATCCCCAATCCAAGCCCCATGCCTTTAAATCTACACCCTCATTGAATTGTCCAATCTGCCAGTCAGTGAAGATTACACCCTCTGCTTTCTGTAGCCAACCTCCCATTATCTGATGCCTGAATTTATCAGGTCTGCGCACCCTCATCTCCTCCAATTGATTTACGAACGACCCACTTAAATTCTCAATGTTATCTTGGTAGGTGGTATGGATATAGTTTACGTTATTCCTTTCTCCGTTGAATCCATCTGGTATATCTCTATTCTGGTAGAACCTCTGATATATCCAGTGTTCTTTTGTGGTGGGGTTTAGAATTAACAAACAACGATTCCTTACACCTTTAGCACGAATAGAGTAATCTATTTTATCAAAGCTTTCTTCATCAGTAAGCTCCTCCGCTTCATCCAATACAAAAGTATTGACCCCACTGATAGATTTAAGTTTGGCAGTCTGGTCTCCACTTGCGGTTCTAATTCCTGAGAAATATATAGAACTTCCTGTTAGATTGTTTATAATCTCATATTTGGTAACAGTGAAGTGTTCAATGACTCCCATCAATTCTAGCTTCTCAATGAATTCAGGGATAATACTCATACTCGCTGAACTCATAGTATAACGAGTAAACAATATTTTATTGTTCTTTTCGTAAGTGAGCAACACTAAGAACACTGTTACTGCGAAAGATTTACCTGAACCCCTACCTCCAGTAATCACACTGTATCTACTATCCGAATCGAACAGAGATTGGTATTTAGGATTTAGATTTACTTTATTCATCCTTCTTATTACGTTTACCCCAAACCTTCGATGCAGGTTTCACATAGTATCCCAATATTGGATTCACTAAGTAATTCCAAAAGTCCTGTGGGAAATTCTTTGGGTCTCTAATCTGTTTTGCTCTCGCCATCTTCTTCTGGTGTTATATCTATTGTTTTGGGTTGACTAAAGTCTATCACTGGTATATTAACCTTAGTGTCTATGTTTATGTTCTGTTGTTCTTTCGGTCTCCCATAACGATATTCAAGGAGCCACTTCATGTGTTGAACTGAGCCATCCTTTGCTAGTTTAGCAACCTCTATCCAAGCCTTCTCCTCGCTACCAAAAGCTTTCTTCATGGCATTGAGGGTCATACCTGCTATGTCTTTATCGGCATTCTTACGAGGTCTCCCTTGACCTCTGGAGACACCTTTGACAGCACCGTTATTACGTCTGCCATCAACCTTTCTTTTCATTGGTCTTTTACCATCCTCACTACTCACAACAAACCTCCAGTCCTTTAACACGCTTTAATTCCTTATCTACATCTCTAAATATATGGATAAGCTTCCTATGTTCAAACACCAATTCTTTGTACTTCTCTCTGTAGTAACTATCAGGCTCAAGATATTTCTTAGGGTCATTTGTCAGCTTGTTAAGTATTCTTGATATTTTAGAGTAAGCCTTTATAAACTTAGAGTCATAAAGTAACACTACCTCCTCCATAGTTTTAACCCCATGAATTACCGTTGCATGATTTTTATTTATCTCTTTACCTATATCAGAATACCCAAACGAAGTATAGTCTCTTGCTAACTTATAATATAAGTTTCTAACATAAACAACCTCCCTTATCCTTGTTGCCTGAGATATATCTATTTTAAATTCTAATTCTACTAATTCTCTAATTTGTTTTAATTCCACTTATTTCTCTTTTAAATTCAACGTAAGCATCTACAACACCTTGACAACATTCATAATTCTCAGTCTCCTTATAGAAGTCTAAGAGGTATCTTATATCCGCTTCATGAAGAATTCCCAATCTAAGAGAGTGGAGGATATCGTCAAAACATTCTTTCTTGTCTAAATACATTTTATTTGTCTAAAAACATAACCACCAATAAAACCGCAATTGCTGTTATGTAAAAAATTGTTATAGTTTCATACATCGTACTTTCTATAATATACTGTTAATTCTTCTTCTCTACTAATAGGTCTAACAGAGTATAGGAAGCTCTGTGCTTCATTATCATGTATAAAGCAGTTAGGGTTATCACTATGGTTTAAAAAACCTCCTAATGGTGTCCTGTATTGACCCACCAGTCCAAGGTGTGTTATCCCTAGGTTATGCCCTGCTATTATGTCTTGTTTAGCAAATACACCTTGCCCATGTATTTCACTATCTTTTATTTCTAAACAATCTGGCAAAGGTCTATACATTATATATCCCCCTCTAATTCATAGTCGTAAACTTCCTTATTCTTTTCTATGAAGTATTCCTTGTAAATATCTACAGCTTGTTCCACATCATATCTCCCTGCGTTGAAAGACCTCTCACTAACCCCATAGAATCCTATAGTGCCAGTAGATTTATCTATAGCTATAAAAGTAAAATCATCTCTATCTATATCGAATAACTTACAATAAATAAAGGCTTGACATCTATAAAGATATTCCCTTGCAGAGTATTCAAATTTACTTATGTTTCCTGTGGTTTTTAAATCTACAATATATCCATCTCCAAGGATATCTGCCTTGCCTCTAAATGGCATCCCAAATAGATTGCCAATAGCAGGGACTTCCTTTCTAGTGTGTTGCATCATATCAACAGCTTTAGGATTGTTATAGAATGATTCTGCGAGTCTTTCTACATCATGCTTCTCCTTCCAAGTGAATGGTCTAGGATGCTCACTTAAAGCCTCTCTAAATACGTTTGTGTTCCTACTCTTTACATCGACAAACACCTGCTTCTCATACACATGAGGCTCAAGTATAGCAGTATGGAATAGCCATCCAAATTCAAAAGCAGGATTAGTTTTAGACCCTGAGAGTAATGAATCCTCATAAGCTCTAGGAGAATCTAAAAGCTTTTTAATGGCACTGCTCGACAGAGCATTTCTTCCAAGATAATGATAATAGAATTCATCATCCATCATCTTATCAAGGAGTTCTTTCTTATCCCAGACTCTGTTGTCTAAGGTGGTTATACTTTCTTGCATATTTATGTTTTGATTGTTCGTATTCTTGCTCCATCCAATGAAGTTCTGCTCTTTGTGATTCATAGAACCATTCTTGTTCCATCCAATGGAGTTCTGCTCTCTGTGATTCCAAGAACCACTCTTTCTCTAAAAGTTTCTTTGTCTTTCCCATTACCTTACATATTTTAACAGTTTCCTAATTATCTTTTCTATCTGACTCCCTATAAAATTCAAGGGAGATTCTATTGAATAGTAAACTATATACACGATAATTTCAAGTATATAGAAAAATCCCAGAAGCAGGAATATGATAAGTAACTTGGGGAAGTTAAGTAATACTTTCATGATTTATTGTTTTAAGCAAATCTATACAAAAATATAACTAACTACAAAAACTTTAACATTTTATTGTTTGGGGTCGAAGTTCCCCTTCCATTGAGTTTGGCATACTGCAAACCTCTGTTCTCTATCTGGGAACTCTTGAATCATCTTGGCATTATTCATGCATCGTCTGTTAAAGTCTACTTTCTCTTCGTACTTTTTAGGTTTCATGTTTAAAGGCATAATTATTCTTTTTGGTTATCTTTTGGTTCTAATTTCTCTAATCTCCTGGAGAGTGCCACACAGAATATCTGGAGTTCTTTTATCTCTCGTCTCATGTTTATAAGAGTAGTCTCTTTCATTTATCTAAATCCTTTTTTAATCTTTCAATATAACAAGCTCCATCTAAAAGCTCCTCTTGTAAGTGTTGTAGCCATTGTAGGGTTGTAAGTTTACTGTCCTCTAAGGTAGTGTCATACTTGGCTATACCAACCTTACTTCTAACGGTAAGAAGTCTCTTGACATTCTCCACTATTGGGTCGCTAACATCCTTCAGCCTCTGGGTGGGTTTGCTTGTCAAACCTGCACTATCATTCCTACTCCAATAATTTGAAATACTATCACTCATATTGTTGTTATTTAAAATTTACATTTCTTACAATCCCATTCCACACCTAATTGATTTACATAATTTACAAATAATTGTGGTTGAGGAAGTGCAACCCAATGCCTCTTATAGTAAACTCTTGTAACCTTACACTGCAATAAGGGTATGTCCATGGTGTCATCATCGAATTCATGCTCTACCTTTAGAACAATAGACTTTTCTTCATCATGCCAACTATCGCTAATTCTTTCGAGAAGAAGTCTTTGTCCTGTAGGGATGGGTTTAAATCTAAGTTTGACCTCAATAAGTATTAAAACCTTGTTGTCAAATTCAAGAACACCATCTATATCTGATGGATGGAGTTTACCGTTTTGGACTCCTGTAAAGTCTATAACCTGCTTTACTTTATCCCTATTTCTGATTAGACTTGTACTGCTCATATATCGTGTTTAGTTTGTCATGCACCTTACTCTTAAAAGAACATGGTGTGCAACTTATCTTCTCGTTAAACACCTTCTCATATATCTCTACCATCTCCTGTTGAACCTCAGCAGTAACAGTGTTGTTTCTGCTTTTGTAGTAGCTATCTAAATACAAAAAATCCTCTCTACTTATCTCGTTTGCCATAAGGAAATATTTCATTCAAATAATCTCTCCTGCCATCACATCCGCACTCTTGTTCGCCAACAAACCATTTAACAAGTCTCTTGATGCCAATAAAGATAAATAGCTTCTCCAGTGTATCTCCAAATCCTCTACTTCGATTCTTTGTAGATTTGGTATTCTTCGGAGGTGTTTTCTCTGACTTTATTTTTGCCATTACTTAAAGTATTAAAAATTGAACTTAAACTAATTTTGGTTTCCTTTGCTATCTTCCTCATGCTTTTCTTCTTGTAGAAGTGGACATCCCACATCTTTTTATCATACCAATACCAGTCAGATACAATTCCTTCTATTTTGCTAATCAGTGATTCCAATGTTAATTCAGAATGTAGGTTTACCTCCCTGT